TGCTCTACAACAAGGGCAGACCATATAAACACGGAAAGAAGTGTTGAAATGAATGACAGAGAAAAGCGTTGGAGGGTTCGGGGACAACTCCGCCGGTGGGGGAACACGGCAAACCTGTGCCGGAGAAAACAGGCCGAAATAGAGGGGAGGGGGGCATCAAAAAGCTAAATCAACCCTCCGTGGTACCGGGGCGGCCCATCGGAAGAAAAATTTTTCGATTTTTGAGAAGCTTCGAAAATGAGCGGCAATGGGGCACCCAAAAACAACAAAACTACAAATAAACGGCGGCGGCAAATTGGTCACCGAAAAGATTTGCAAAATTACATCAAAAACGACGGTTTTTAATCCAAAAAGGAGGCGGGAAATTGAATCCGAAAAAAGCAACGCGGGAAAGGCGAGATGAGCGGGCAGCCGTGCGGCGACTGCTGATGTATTGGGGTAATGCAGAGCGCACGAGGACGGAAAAAGAGCGGTTGTTAATTAGCGTTGACGAGGAGATTGAGGCACAATACGATCTTCACCCGCAGCAGATTACGGGCCTGCCGCGCGGTACCGAACTGCCGGACAGCACTCCGGCCACGGCGATAAAAGCCTCGCGGGAATTAAAAAGACTGCGAAAGAAGAAAAAACGGCTGGAAAACGAATTGCAAAATCTCGACCATTGGGTGGGAATGATAGAATTTGAAGTGATGTGTTTGCCACCGCTGGAATACGAGGCAATAAGACTGCGGTACGTTAAATACGGAGTGGCGAAAGGAGGATATTGGGAGCGGATAGCGCAGCAAATGCACGTCTCGATTGATTGGGCGAAGACCCTTGAAAGACAGGGGGTAGACAGGCTGATAGGCAGAATAGCAGCGTAAGGAGAATACCGTATAAGAGGGCTGATATAGCCCTCTTATATCATTATCCCAAACTTTGCCGCCAGCAGCTCCCGCCGCACCTGCGGTATCGGCTTAACTCCGGCGCACCAAGAATGCACGGCGGCCTTGCTTACCTCACAAGCCTCGGCGGCCTGCTCCAACGTCAGGCCACGGGCCTTGAGCTGATCCCGCAAATACTCGCCGTCACCGAGCACGGGGGCGCACCGGCCCTGCATATAGGCAAGCTCCCACATGCCTTGTTGGTTGAGCGGCAGCGCGTGTTCGTCCTCGGTTATATCCTCCGCGCCTTGCAGCGCGTCCCGCATAGCTCTATCGACCTCCGGCGTGAGCTTGCGGTTAACGATCATATACCGCAGGCCCTCACCCAGCCCACGGATGGGCCACATATTAGCTGTCTGCACCCGGCAGTGCGCCCCGATGATGTCGGGGAGCTGCGCCGCCATTATACCATACGCCCGACCCAGGGCCTTAACTGTGTTGTCTGTCATGTGCTCACCTCCGTTAATCCTGCATGACCCAGACGCGATAATCAGTTACGGACATAACGGCCCAGCCGCCGTCAAACTCAACCACAACCTCATCACCACGGCAATTTTCCGCTGCCTCGTCATACGTTTCAAAAGTTATCATTTTTTATATCCTCCTTTGCTATATTTCAAAAGCTAAACCGTGATTATGGTTATACTCTGTTTCCCAATTCGCCAGTTTGCCCCACGCCTCGCGGCTGAAATCCCGTGTTGCGTGATTCCACGCGGCCACATATTTGTGATGTATGGCTATATACTCTGCCCGGTTCGCAAGGATCATGTCGGCCGGAGTATTCGCCCAGGTGACATATGCCTTTTTAGCGGCCTCAATAGCCTCATCTTCGGTCTGCGGTACATATACCACGATGGTTTTGGTCTCCTTGTTGTAGCTATTAAGCTTGGTTTTGCAGCTCGCATAATTGGTTTTATACTCGCTGTAGCTCATCTCAACTTCGCTGCACCCTTCGGCGGCTTCGGCATCTTTCTGGGCTTTATAACAATCGGGACAAACCGCTTCTGCCTCATACCACTTTATTTTACGCTCACGCTCGGCAGCGGAACCGTAGATGTCAACAGTGTGGGTGTGGCCGCAGGAAAAGGTTATGTCGTACTTCATTGTTTTTTTATCTCCTCTCTTGTTATGTCTATATTATATACCTGTCAGATTAAAAAGTCAACCAAAGAGATAAACAAACTAAAATAATAAGGCAAAAACTTTTGATGTGTGAACCTCTCCGCGCATAATAATCTAAAACCCGCCGCGAAACGAGATAAATAAAAATCAACACTTTCCAACACTCTTTATGTGCTATAATAATACCATCAAAAGGGCTGCAATGAGCGGCCCTTGAGCATTTTTGAAGGAGATGAGCGGCAATATGGCAAGCCGACCTCTACATTTTTGCCAGCACCCCGGATGTAATGCGCTGACCGCCGGACGATACTGCGATGAGCACCGGACGGCGGGCGAACTGCGGCAGCAGGAGCAGATACACGCCCAGGACGAGCGGCGGGGCAGCTCCCGGCAGCGCGGATATGATACCCGATGGAGCAAATACTCCCGCTGGTATTTGTCGGCACCGGAACATCAACTCTGCGCCCTGCGGCTGGATGATGGCTGCACTATGGTGGCGCGGTGCGTGGATCACATAGACCCGCCTGACGGGCCGGGCGACCCGCGCTTTTGGGATACCGCCAATCACCAGCCCGCCTGCATACATTGCAACAGCGTCAAAGGACACAAAAAAATCATAGGCAAACACAGAATTTGAGAAAGGAGGGACCTATGCCGACAGGAAGAAAGCCGAGGCCGTTAAAGCTCGTCGATAACGGCAAAAACCGGCACACTAAAGACACAATGGAAAACCGGGAGAATGGCGAACCTACCGGCTGCTCCGACAAATTAAAACCACCCAAAAGCCTGTCCCCGGAGGCGAAGAAGGAATGGAAAAGGGTGGTAAAGCTCTACCGCCAGCTCGACACTCCGATAATTAACGATCTGGACATATCCGCCCTTACAGCCTACTGCGAGAGCGTGGCGATATACCAAAAGGCCGAGGCGGAGTATCAAACCGGCCCGCTTATATACCGGGCGGCGGACGGCAAGCCGACGGAAAACCCATATATTGCTATCATGCGCCGGGAAGGGCAGAATATCATAAAATACGCCGAGCAACTGTGCTTGTCGCCGGTAGGCCGTGCCCGGATGGGAGTAGCGGCAGCCAAAAAGGCCACAGAGAGCGACCCGATGGCGGCGTACCTGAACAAGTACGGTGGTTAACACGGGCAAGGCGCTCGAAGTTATCGAGTTTGTACAAGCGCTCAAACATACCGGCGATTTTTACGGCAAACCCTTTGTGCTTTTACCATGGCAGATAGAGGTCATAAACTCCGTATACGGCACCGTGACCGCCGAGGGCGTGCGGCAATACCGCATGGCATATCTGGAGATTGCCAAGAAAAACGGCAAGACGGAACTGATAGCAGCATTGAGCCTATACCATCTGGTCATGGATGCGCCGGGCGGCGAGATATACTGCGGCGCGGCGGACAGAAATCAGGCGTCGATAGCCTTTAACGCCGCGAAGAGCATGGTGGAGCAAAGCAGAGTGCTGTCCAAAATAATCAAAATCCGGGACAGTACAAAGGAAATGCTTAATCTCCGCACACATAGCCGCTTTAAAGTACTCTCGGCAGAGGCGGCGACAAAGCACGGCCTTAACCCCTCTGTGGTCATAGTAGACGAACTGCACGCTCACCCTAAAAGGGATTTGTGGGATGTGCTGACGTTTGGCACAGGCGCCGCGAGGAGTGAACAGCTAATATGGTGCATAACCACCGCAGGCGACGATCCCGACCGCAAGAGCGTGGGCTGGGAGCAGCACGAGATAGCAACAAAAGTATTGAGCGGCGAACTGACAGATCCGGCATTTTACGCTAAAATTTACACCGTCCCCGAGGACGCAGATATATACAACGAAGCTAACTGGTATAAGGCAAATCCATCACTGGGTATATCTATCAAAATTGAGAATGTACGCAGCGAGGCAATAAAGGCCAGAAACAGCCCTGCGGCGGAGAAACTCTTCCGCTGGCTCCGACTCAACCAGTGGATATCTCTCAAACGCACCGGCTGGTTGCCCGTCACCCTGTGGGACGATACCGCCGGGGACTGGCATAAAGCCGACATGCTGGGGCGGCCCTGCTATGTGGGTATAGACCTATCCAGCACTACCGACCTGACCGCCGTTGCGGTACTTTTCCCGCCGCTGCCGGAAGAAACGGAGTGGCGATTTTTTGTGGACGCATGGATACCGGAAGAAAACATGCGAGAACGGGAGCACCGGGATCATGTGCCCTTTGGCAAATGGGTGCAGGCAGGGCACATACACGCAACCCCAGGAAATTGCGTGGATTACGCTTATATCGCAAACTATCTCGACAAGCTCATGCTGGATTATAACGTCAAATATATCGCGGCGGACGAGTGGCGCATAGATTCTCTGCGACCGCTTATGCAGCAGGAGGTTGCGGCACAAAAGATAATCACCATACCGCAGACCATGGGCGGTATGTCGCCCGCGATGAAGGAACTTGAGCGGCTCCTACGCGAGGGCGAAATGACCCACGAGAGGAACCCTTGCGGGCGCTGGGCGTTTGGCAATGTAGTAGTAGCCCAGGACGGCAACGAGAACATAAAACCCATGAAAAACCGGAGCATAGAGCGGATAGACCCGATGTGCGCCCTGATAGACGCGATGGCGGCGGCGGTAAAACTGGAACCCAAGCGCAGCGTATACGAGCACCGTGGCCTGAGAATAGTGTGAGGTAAACAGTGAAGAGATTTAAACTTTTTGGCAAAACATACGAAATACGGGCGGCGGACGTTAAAACACTGCCCTCCGTATCAGATGATAGCGCATGGCAGATGTACCTTGCAGGGCAGGGTTACGCCATAAGCGCAGAGGGGGCGCTGCAGGTCGCGGCGGTATTCAGGTGTGTTGACCTGATAAGCAAGACCATGGCGGCGTTGCCCCTGCACATGTACAAAAATACCGGGGAGGGCAAACAAAAGGCACGGGATCATCCCCTGTATAAGCTGCTGTATGTGCTGCCCAACCGCACCACCACGGCGTATGAGCTTATGCAGATGCTTGTGGCAAACATGCTGCTCACTCGCGGCGGGTATCTCCGCATAGTGCGGGACAGATACGGCTTTGTGCGACACCTCAAAAATCTGCCCACATCCTGCTGCTCGGAAGTGTACACCAACCGGGAAAACGGGGAACAGTATATATACGTCACCTATGACGGCATAACAGAAACGCTCCGGGAGGGCGATTTTGTCTTTATTCCCGGTTTTAGATTTGGCGACCGCACGCCGGAAGACCCAATGACCATAGCCGCAAGCGTGCTGGGACTGAATAACAGCATGACACAATACGCGCAAAGGGGCTTTTCCGGTACTTCCCCCGGCGGCTATATAACCTATCCGGGGCAACTCTCCGATACGGCATACGAGCGCTTCAAAAAGGACTTCCAGAGCAACTACGGCGGCGCAGAAAACGCCGGGAAATGGATGTTTCTGGAAAACGGCTCCACGGCGCAGCCGTGGGACAGAGACATGTCAAAGACACAGCTCCTTGATAGCCGCAAATGGGCTGTAACCGAGATATGTCGTATTTTCGGCGTACCCCCGCACATGTGCATGGATCTGGAAAAAGCCACTTTTTCAAATATTGAGCAGCAGAGCGCCGAGTTTGTACGTGACTGCATAAATCCCCTATCCGTGCGTATAGAGCAGGCCCTTTACCGTGACCTGTTGAGCGAGGCGGAGCAGGCGAAGTATTATTTTAAGTTTAATACAAACAGTCTGCTACGCGGCGATACCGCCACCCGAACGAGCTATTACAACACAATGCGGCAGAATGGTGTGATGAACGCGGACGATATCCGCGAACTGGAGGATATGAACCCCATACCCGATGGGCTGGGAAAGATATACTTTATCAACGGCAACATGCTGCCGCTGGAAAACGCAAAACTCAACGCGCCTAAAAGCGCGCAAGCGAAAGGAGCGCCCCTAAAAAATGAATAAATTTTGGGAGTTTAAAGCTCTCGGCAATGCCGGCGAGCTTTTTTTGTACGGAGAGATCAGCGATACGTCATGGTGGGGCGACGAAATAACCCCTGCGCAATTTCAAAAAGAATTGGCGGCGCTGGGGGATATATCCACCCTTGATGTGTATATCAACAGCCCTGGCGGGGACATCTTTGCGGGATTTAGCCTGTACAACATCCTCAACCGCCACCCGGCGACAAAAAACGTGCATATAGACGGCCTCGCCGCCTCCGCCGCATCAGTGGTTGCCATGGCGGGCGATACCATCAAAATGCCCGAAAATGCCACGTTGATGATACATAATGCATGGACATACGCCGGCGGTGGGGCGGAGGACTTACGCAGGACCGCCGACGAGCTCGACCGTATCAACGACCAGATAGCGGGCATATACGCCGCCCGCACCGGCAAGGAGAAGGACGAGATATCCGCCCTTATGACAGCAGAAACGTGGATGAGCGGCACCGAAGCGCTTAATATGGGCTTTGTAAACGAACTCATCGAAAACAAAAAGGTCGCGGCTTGCGCGGATACCGAAAAGTGGTTTGCGCTGTACAAGCACGCGCCGAAGAAACCGCTGGAAAACAGGGAGCCTGACAACGGGGGAGCAATCCAGCCCGCAGCAGATATAAACACCGCACTGCAGGAGCAGCGCAAGAGATTCAGAGCGACTAAACTAAAAATTTTGGAGGTATAAGTAACCGATGAAGAAACTCTACGAAATGATGCAGGATCGCGCAAATGCCGCAACCCAGATGCGCGAAATAATGAACAAATTTGAAGACGGCGTGATGGACGCGGAATCCACCGAGACCTATAACCGGCTCGAAAAGGAGTTTGACGCGCTCAACGCCAACATAATCCGCGAGCAGAAGCAGCTCGAGCGGGAACGCGCCGCCGGTGAAGTGATCGACAAGCTGGGCGACAAAAAGGACGAGCACATTAAAGTATTTGCCCGTGCACTGCAGGGCGATTCCGAGTCCATAACCAGGTACAAAAACACCACCATGACCCTTGGCACAAACGCTACCGCCGGTTATCTGACCGCACCCGTGGAATTTGTCAACCAGCTCATAGCCGGGCTCAAAAATGACATGTTTATGCGCCAGATATGCAACGTTGTGGGCCCCATAGGTCAGGCACAGAGCCTTGGGTATCCCAGCCTGACTACCGATGCGTCTGATGTGGCATGGACAACCGAGGTGGCGGCAGCCCCCGAAGAGGCGACCATCGCCTTCGGCCGCCGCGAATTTAAGCCCCAGCGCCTTGCCAAACTGATTAAGATATCCAAGACCCTCATGCGCCACGCGCCCAGCCCTGATCAGACCGTGCTTGACCGCATATTGTACAAGATCGAGGCGGCGCAGGAAAACGCCTTTATGAGCGGAACGGGCACTAACCAGCCTTTGGGCATCTTTACCGCCTCTGACAGCGGCATAGCCACCGGGCGCGACGTTACCGCCGCTTCCGCCACCGCCGTGGCCACCGACGACCTGATAGAGTGCAAATACGGCGTGAAGGGCCAGTATATGCGCGGGGCCTCCTGGGTAATGCACCGCGACCTCTGCAAGATGATCGCAAAGCTCAAGGACAGCGACGGCCAGTATATATGGCAGCCCTCCGTGCAGGCAGGACAGCCTGATATGCTGCTGGGCGCTCCCGTGTATATGTCCGAGTACGCGCCTAACGCCGTAGCCGCGGGCAAGTACGTGGCAGTATACGGCGACTTTAAAACCGGCTATTGGGTATGCGACAGCGACGGCCTCTACATACAGGTGCTTAACGAGCTGTACGCCGTCAACAACGAGATAGGCTACGTTGTCGAGTACTATGGCGACGGCGCACCCGTAGTAGGCGAGGCGTTCAGCCGCCTGAAGATGAAGGCGAGCTGATGAAAATCAAAATGTTGACCTTGGCAGCCGGGCCGGAGGGAGTAACCCCGCCCGGCTCCATCATTGACATAGACGAGGCAACGGCGCGGCAGCTCATCAGGGGCTGTTACGCCATAGCCATGGAGGCCGACAATGGTAATAACAAGACAACCCCCAGCAGTGGAACCGCTAAGCCTCGAAGAGGTAAAACTGCATCTGCGGAATAACCCCGGCGATACCAGCGAAGACAAGGATATAATAGCTCCTCTCATAAGCGCGGCCCGCGAATATTGCGAGAACTATTGCGGGAAGTCATTTGCGGAGCAGTCCATAACCGCTTACCCGGAGGTGAGCGGCACTATGACACTCCCGCGTGGCCCCGTGATAAGCGTGGACAGCGTTACGGTGGACGGCGAGGCGGTGGAGTATACCGCAGACGTGCGCCGCGGCACCGTGACGGTAAACAAGCCCGGCGCAGTCATAACCTACACCGCAGGATACGAGGAGACACCCTACCTTGTGCGACAGGCCATGCTCCTGCTCATAGGCCATTGGTACACCAACCGGGAGGCTGTGATACAGGGTTCTACGACCGAGATAGACATAGCGGTTCGCGCGATGCTGAATCAATATAAAGGCTGGTGGTTTTGATGGCAATTAAAGCTGGAGCAGGCGAAATGCGAACTAAAATCACCATAAAAGCGCCGGAATACAGCATCAAAGCCGGATTCAGCGCGGAAAGCTTTAAAAATGTTTTCCCCGGCCCCGTGTGGTGCAAGTGGGTGAGTGCCCACGGTACGGAGGTATACCAGGCGGAAGAACTGCACTTGCGGCAGCCCGTGACCATAACCATGCGCTACTCGCCCCTTGTGACCGTCGAGTGCCGCATATGGCATGAGCGGGATGCCGAGCCTTACGAGATCATCAGCATAGACAACATAGGCGACCGCCGGGAATTTTTGGAGATTAAGGCTCAGAGGGTGGTGACGGCATGACCATAGCGGAGATACTCAAGGATGGATACACCGTATGCCACCCGCCCTATATGGGCGACGAGCGCACCTATGTCACATATCAATGCATGGGCCAGGTTGCGATACTGTACGCAGACGGCGTGGAAAAAGAAACTGGAGTGATGTATGCCGTAGATTACTACACTGATAATCCTCCGTTTGAAACTGCTGTTGCTGATATAAAAAACAAACTCGCTGCGGCAGGCTGGAGTTGCACTGTGGACGCGGAAATATACGAAGTGGACACGGGACTGTACCACATTGCCATGACCGCGGTGGGCGTAGGAGGGATATATGGCTAACGTTGAGTTTTCCGGATTTGATGAGGTGGAGGCGGCCCTAAAAGGCGTAAGGGACGGCATGGACGAACTAAACGACGAACTGATGAACGATGGCGCAGACTATGCAAAACAGGAAATCGAACGGGCCATATATCAGTATGGCGAATATCGTACCGGCTCTCTGCTACGCTCTATCAAAAAATCAAAAGGCAAGGATAAGGACGGCTCCCGCTATGTTATGGTAAAGCCCACAGGGAAAAACGACAGCGGCGCGTCCAATGGGCAAGTGGCATTCAGCCGCAACTATGGGCGCTCTAACGACCCCGGTTCCCGTTTCTGGACAATAGCCGAGGAACGCGCAGTAAAGAAATTTGAGGAAATTTTGAACCAAAAGGTAAACCTATTTTTTAAGCAGAAAGGATTGGATTAAATGCCTACTTTTGACCTCAGAGGAATAAAAATCGGCAAGTACACAAATACCGACGGCACCATCACTTATGATACGCCCGTAAGCATGGGCGACGCAATGAGCGTGGAGCTGAACCTGACCGCTGCCGAGGGCAGACTGTACGCCGAGAGCCGCCTTGCCGAGTACAAGAAACTCATAACCGGCGGCACTGCCAGCGTTGGAGTGAAATACATCACCGACGCGGCACAGAAACTGCTTTTTGGCATGAGCGAAAATACGCGCAACGTAGGAACAAACACCTCACAAAAGAGCCTTAAAGCCACTGCGAAGGACATTGCGAAGTATGTCGGCATGGGCTTTTACGCCCCGGACGCTATTGACGGCACGGACAAATACACCGCCGTCTTTGTGTACAAGGTGCTTTTTGGCGCACCCGGCTATGTATACGCCACAAAAGGCGACAGCATCACCTTCCAGACTCCCACGACCACGGGCGAGTTTTTAGCAGATGACAGCGAGGACAAGAATATCATGGAGATTGCAATACTGGCAAGCGAAAGCGATGCGGTAGCGTGGATAAACAAGTGCTTCGGCGCGTCATAAAAGGAGAACGGCATGGATATAAGACTGAAAACCGCAAAATACACCTTTGACGGACAGGAAATGACTCTCTGCTGCAACATGAATGTGCTGGCGGACGTGCAGGAAATGTTTGACGGCAATATATCAAAAGCGCTCAGGAGCGCTACGACAAAGACAATCGTGTGCTTTTTGACTGCCATGATAAACGACTATCTTGACAGCGAGGGCTCCGACAAGTCTTATACCGTGAAGCAAGTGGGGCGGCTCATACCGCCCTCACAGCTTTCGGGCGTAACGTCGCTCGTGATGGACCTGACTACAGCGGCGCTTCGCGGCGATGAGGAAGCGGAACCAAAAAACGCGAAAACCACGCGGAAGACGAACCCATAAATTTCGCGTGGTATCTTACGGTATGGGTGATACGATTCGGACTGAGTGAAAGGGAATTCTGGAAAACGGCCACGCCGTACAGGATAGCAAGAATAATCAAAGAATATGCAAAAATACAGGGCATAACGCAGGAGAAAACTAAAAGCCTATCCGCATTTTTGGGAGGTACGTAAATGCCGAGCATAAGAACGAAATTTATAGCCGAAGGGGAAAAGGAATATAAAGAAGCGCTGAAAAGCATAGATAACGGCATGAAAGTGCTGCAATCGGAATCAAAAAAGCTGGCGGCGCAGTTTGAGGATAATGCCGATTCCGCCGAGGCGTTGAACGCAAAAAACAAAAACCTCGACGAAAGCGTGTTGAACCTGAAAGACAAACTGGAATTGCAGGAAGAGTGGCTAAAGAAGGTGGGCGCGGCCTATGGCGAGGCCGACGAACGCACGATGCGCATGAAAAAGGCCGTGAACGACACCGAAACGGCGCTCATAAAAGCCGAAAAAGAGCTGAAAAACAACACGGAAGCCTTGAAAGAGTACGGCGATGGGGCTGATAATGCGGGGGACAACAGCAAGGGGCTGGGCGATGCGCTCGACGAACTGGGCAGCAAATTTGGAATAAGCCTGCCGGACAACATCAAGGGAACCCTCGACGGGATGGTGAAGATAGACGGTCAATCCATGGCGCTGATAGGCACGTTTGCGGCGGTAGCCGCCGCGATAGTGGTGGTAGAAAAAGCGCTTATCGACTTGACGGTGCAGCAGGCAGAATGGGCCAAAGAAATCGAGAGCGGTTCATCTCAGCTCGGCATGTCCACCGAATCATATCAGCAGCTCGATTATGTAATGCAGTCCGTGGGTTACTCGATGGATCAGGCTAAGGGAGACCTTTCCGCCCTTGCAGAGAAAGCACAGGACGCCGCCAGCGGCTCCGGCGAAGCGGCGGAAATGTTCGACCGCCTCGGCGTATCGGTGACAAACACCGACGGCACGATGAAATCACAGGCACAGCTTTTTACGGAGGTATACAGCGCTCTGGCACAGATGTCCGACGTAACCGATAGAAATGCAATAGCCTCAAAACTGCTGGGAACGACCGGCGAAGAAGCCGTTATCCCCATGCTTGAAAAATACGGCAGGGCAATAGAACAGGTAGCCTCGGCAGCGCCCATCGTGAAGGACGAGGACATACAAAAGCTGGCCTCTCTCAGCGATTCGCTCGGAATGTTCGAGGCAAAAATGGAAGCCGCGAAAAGCAAAGTTGCGGCTGCTTTTGCACCGGCCCTCGAACAGGTAATACAGATCGTGGGCGACCTTGCGATGCAATTTGCGGAGTTTGCGGCGGATACGGGGCTGGTTGACCTTTTCGGCACAATCATCGAACTGGCGGGCAACCTGTTACAGGCGTTAGAGCCGGTGCTGGATATACTCAACCTGCTAAAGCCGGTATTCCAGGCGATTGGCGGCGTACTGGCCCTGTTCGCGGACGCGGTGAAGGTGGTCGTAAACGCTGTGGGAGCGCTTACAGACACGCTGGATTATCTTTTCTCCTTCGGGCAGAAGAGATTTGACACCTCGAATATACAGAGCATAGCCAACGTCTTTAACGGCACAGACAGCAGCTTCGGGCGTTGGATGGGCAGCGTGGCGCATAACGCCGCCGGCACCGACAACTGGCGCGGCGGCCTGACTTGGGTGGGCGAGAACGGCCCGGAGCTGGTCAACCTCCCAAAGGGAAGCCAGGTGCTCACCAACCAGGAGAGCCGCAGCGTGGGCGGCGACACCTTTAATATCAGAGTTGATATGTCGCAGATAAGCGACATACAAAAACTCATTGACATGGCGAACAACTACCGACGCAGCGTGCGGATGGGATACGGAGGGTAATATGGCGACATTAGCAGACTTGCCGCTCGGGGCAACAATACTCATCCCGGTAGGCACCGAAGAAAACAGGCTATGCGAAGTGGCGGATAAAGACAACCTCGTATCCGGCGGAGCGGTGCTGGCATATAAAGAAATATACGAACCTTCGCCGTTTGGAAATTCTGGAAACTACCCGGACGGGACGCTGGACAAACTGATAAAAACCACGATTTTTAACAGCTTCCCGCAAGCGCTGCGCGAGAAAATGTTAAACGTCACCTTCGCGCTCGAAGGCAGCGGCAGCATAACCCGCAAAATGTTTGCCCTGACCTATACTATGGTGGGCTTTGGGGATAACAACGGCACTACCGAGGGCGAAGCCCTCCAACTCTACAACAGCGACGCCAGCCGAATTAAAAGGTATGGCGAGACTGCTAGCTGGTGGCTCTCGTCGCGCTACGATGCCTCCCGCTCGCGCCGCGTCAGCACCGATGGCACCGCCAGCTACCGCTACACGTCCGACTCCTACGGCGTTGTCCCCGCTTTTATAATCCCTCAATCAACACAACTGGAGGATGCCCAAAACCCCGACGGCAGCTACTGTATAAGGGGCCTGCTCCCGAACGATAAAATAACCGCAACGGCGACAAAACCGAAAAACACATACGCCGGAAGCTGGGAGACCATAAGGTTTGAATGGACATATGAAAGCAAAAACAGCATCTCACAGAAAAAGTACGAACTGCAATATAAAGACGCGTCGCACACGGACTGGACTGAGCTGGCCTCCACGGAATCGGCAAACACTAATGTAAATATACCTCCAAACACTTTTACCGCAGGCATTGTAAAATGGCGTGTGCGCTGCACCAACGTCTATGGGGCAGTATCCGCGTGGAGCGAAGAAGCATCTTTTACGGCTCAGGGGAAACCACCGGCTCCAACGGTATATGCTACCTCAAGCCCGAGGCCGGTGATAACATGGACCGGCGAGGGGCAGCTTGCCTATCAAATAAAGATCGACAATGCAGTATTGCACACCGCTTACAGCACTGACAAGCAGTATAAGGTTAAAGAATATCTGGCTGATGGCGCGCACATAGCCGCGGTGCGGATACAGAACGAATACGGCCTTTGGAGCGATTGGGGAACGGCTGAATTTACCGTTGCCAACACCCCCGGCGCGCCAATAACACTTTTTGCCGCGGGCGGCGAAAAAGCGACCCTTGCGTGGACAGAAACGGATCACAAAACTTACTATATCTACCGCGATGACATACCAATAGCAAAAACCACGGCACACACATACTCCGACCAAATGGCCATAGGGACGCACAAATATAAAGTGCGCGGCGTTGCTGGAGACAGTTACTCCATGTCCAATGAGGTCACGGTCACGCTTTCGGTAGACGCGCCGGAGATAGCGGCGCTGGGCGAAATGCAATGGTTGCGGCTGGAATATTCCACCGCGCAGAATAGCCCGCTGGGCGTGTCGGTGTATCAGGATGTAGCGTATCAGTTTTACGCCGGGCGGCGGTATCCCGTGGCTGAGACCTCGCAGCAAATAACCAAAATATACAGTTTTAACGCTGCTTTTAACGATGCGGCGCAGGCAGCGGCTTTTGAGGGACTGCTGGGCAAGACCGTGATATACAGAGATCAGCACGGCTGCCTGTGCACCGGCCCGCTGATGGGCTTCGAGCTGAGCATAGACCAGTTTTTCAGGGCATTTTCGTGCAGCATACAGCAAACGGACAACATGGAGAGGATTGAGCATGATTGATACGATGAGCGTAGTAGCCAGCCGCTTTGAGGTGATACGCAACGGGGCTGTTACAGAGCACAATCTGACGGCGGTGGGGGATGACTATCCCACCGTCACCATGGCTGCCGACGGCGAAATAAAGACCTCCATGTACGGCGTGTTCGAGCATAACGACAATGTGGATTATCTAAACGATGAAATAAGGCCGTATTACATCAAGGACGGCATAGAGTATCCTCTCGGCATATACATGGTGGGCACGCTGACTACCAAACACACTAAATACGGCAAGGACGAGGACACCATAGAGGCATACGACCGCGCGCTGAGGCTCAAACAGACCAAAACCGAGACCCGGTATTATATTGCGGCGGGGACGCCATATATGACTGCGATACAGAGCCTTATCCGGGACGCCGGAATACCGCGCATACGGATGGACGATTGCGAGGACACTCTTGCCACAGACCGTGAGGATTGGGAAATAGGCACAGAATACCTGACCATTATCAATACCCTGCTGTCCGAGATAAACTTTTCGGATATTTGGTTTGATTTTGATGGGGTGGCCCGCCTTGAAAGGTACGAGGCCCCGTCCAGCTCCAACATAGACCGGGAGTATCGGGATGACGAATATAGTATTATCGCCCCGGAATACACAGAGGAAATGGACATATATGAGGCCCCCAACGTTTTCATCGTCAACGTATCTAACCCTGACTATGACAACCCCATGACCGCAACGGGCATAAATGACAGCATGATCTCCGCTTTGTCCACGGTACGCAGGGGGCGGCGCATATTGGCGACGCCGGTTGAACTGGATAATATAGCAAGCCAGACGGCGCTGCAAAAATACGCGGATAATCTTGCTGTGAAATCCATGTTTGCAACGCAAAAAATCAAATTTTACACGGCCGTAAACCCGGCCCATGGCGTAGGAGATGTTATCGCGCTGTATAACGGGGAGCTGGTAGGCGTATACGAAGAAACCGACTGGAAAATAGAGATACGCCCTGGCGCCCTCATGGAGCATCAGGCAAAAAAGGTGGTGTTCGTGTGATATATCAGGAGCAGGAAGCACTGTTTTTACAAAAGCGCAGGCCATCAGCGGCGAAATTTGCCACCGTGGTGGCAGTGTCCGGCGGCAAAGCCACTCTCAAATTTGACGGAGAAACTACCGCTACGCAGAAACGCTATAAATATAACGCCGCGCTCTCGTTGAAAGCGGGCGACCGGGTAAAAGTGAATAAAATATCCGGCACTTATGTCATAGAATACAAACTGTAGGAGGGCGACTATGCTTACAGGCATTATACGCGGGCAGAGGCTTATGCTGCGCACACCCATTGTGGTGGCGGACAGCATAAACTATCTGACTGCAAAATTTGCGTTTGACGCCGACTGGAAGGGCCGCGTTATCACGGCCTATTTTGTATGCGGAGATAAGACCATAACCGCGGAGCTCGCAAGTGGCGAAATCACTGCAGCGCAGGGAATAAACCTCACTGCAGGACGCTGGGAACTGAAACTATCCGGCATAAAAGCTGACAGCCGCGTGACGGCGGGCCCGGTATGGCTTGACGTACTGCCATTCGGCGCTGCGGATGGCGAACTGCCGGATATATCCCTGACGCAGTACGAACAACTCCTTGCAAAAATCGGCGACATGGACGAACTGACCACCGCGGACAAGAATACCCTTGTAGCGGCCATAAACGAGGCGGCGCAGAGTGGCGGCGGTTCCAGTGGCGGGGGATTGCCGGCGGGCGGAACGCCAGGGCAGGTACTCACTCGAACCGCAAACGGCTCGGCGTGGCAGGACGGCACTCCAGGCCCCGTCGGCCCCCAAGGCCCCGAAGGCAAGAAAGGCGATAAAGGCGACACAGGAGCCGCAGGAGAAACGGGCCCCACTGGCCCCAAAGGTGAGCAGGGCCCCACTGGCCCCAAAGGCGACCCCGGAGACAAGGGAGACACGGGTCCCAAGGGCGATACGGGAGCCACAGGCGAACGAGGCCCCGCAGGAGCGCACTATACGCCCTCTGTGACCGCTGACGGCGATTTGTCGTGGAGTAATGACGGCGGGCTGGATAACCCCGCCACAGTCAATATACGGGGGCCACAGGGCGCACAGGGAGCCAAAGGCGATACAGGCGAAGGATTTGCCGTGTTGGGCTATTACGCTTCCCTCTCCGCATTACAGGCCGGAGTATCTAACCCCTCCGCTGGCGACGCTTACGGCGTGGGCGCGGGCGAACCGTATGATATATATATCTGGGACGGCGTAAACTCCAAGTGGGTAAACAACGGCCCCTTGCAGGGCGCAAAAGGTGAGCAAGGCCCCACTGGCCCTAAAGGCGATACGGGCCCCAAGGGCGACACCGGTCCCTACTTTACCCCCTCGGTATCCGCAGAGGGCATACTCTCATGGAGCAATAACGGCGGTCTGAACAATCCCCCCGAAGCCAACATAAAAGGCCCGCAAGGTGAGCAGGGCGAACAAGGTATCCAAGGCCCCGAAGGCCCGCAAGGCATACAAGGCGAACAAGGCATACAAGGAGAGCAGGGAGCCAAGGGCGACCCCGGAGCAAAGGGCGACCCCGGCGCAAAAGGCGACCCCGGCACAGCCGCAGGGTTTGGCACACCTACCGCCACAGCAAACACCCTCACCGCCGGAGCCGCCGCCACCGTAAAGGTAACGGCAAGCGGCGCGGACACCGCAAAGGTATTTGATTTTGAGTTCGGTATCCCGCAGGGCGAAAAAGGCGCGACAGGCGAAAAAGGCGCGACAGGCGACCCCGGCGCGAAGGGTGATACGGGTGAGCAAGGCCCACAGGGTATCCAAGGCCCGAAGGGCGCGGACGGCCCCAAGGGCGACACTGGCCCGTATTTCACCCCCGCCGTCTCTGCTGATGGCATACTCTCATGGAGCAACAACGGTGGGCTGGATAACCCCGCAAGCGTCAGCATCAAAGGCCCACAGGGGGCAAAGGGCGACACGGGAGCGAAAGGCGACACTGGCGCACAGGGCGAACAGGGTCCCGCTGGCCCTAACGAGATAACTGCCGACACCGCGACCAACATTAACGGTCTGCTCAAAGGCGCGGGCGGCAAGGTGGCGCAGGCCGAGGGCGGCGTGGACTATCTGACCCCGCCTGTTATGGCGTCCTCCCTCCCCGCCAGCGGCGCGGCGCTGGCGGCAAACACCATATATAACGTATCCTCTCCTGTGGGTACATACGTGTTTACCCCGCCCGCATCCGGCTGGGCGCACGGCACATTTACCACGGGCAGTAGCGTATCAGTGTCATTTAGTGGTACATTCATTGGCGCGGCCCCGGCAATAGAGGCGAGTAAGACTTACGAATTTGACGTATTCAACGGTGTGTGGGCGGTGCAGGAGGTTGTGAGCGCATGATACCATTGCAGTTTGCCTTACGGCGCAGAATGATGATGGCAGGGGGCGGCGGTGCGCCCATAGCCGATTTGCCGCTGGGAGCGTTGATAAATATAGGCACGGACGGTGGAGCGGGTACGCCTAACTATGAGATAGCGGATGAGGACAATCTTGTGAGCGGCGGTGTGGTGCTGGTGAGGAAAAATATCCACAGCAACTCCCCCTTCGGCAGATTGACCACCTACCCCGGCGGCACTCTCGACAGCAAAATGACCTCGATTTACAACAGCTACCCAGAAACGCTGAAAAGCAAAATAATGGACGCGACCTTTGCACTGAGGGAAAGCGGCAGCATAACCCGCAAGGTATTTGCTCCGACCTACACTATGGTGGGCTTCGGGGTGAATAGCGGCGTTACCGAGGGCAAAGCGTTACAGCTATACAAGAGTAACGCCAGTAGGATTAAAATCCTTGACGGCGAAGCTGGCCGCTGGTTTCTCTCGTCGTTCGGCAATGCCGACTTGACGCAAATCGTCTATACCGATGGCACCAGCTATGTCGCCCGCCCGGACGATCGTTTCGGTGTTGTCCCCACTTTTGTCATACCCTCCAAAACATCTTATGACCCTACACCAAACACAGATGGCTCATATAATCTAATCCTATAAAGGAGAAAACAATGCTAAACACAAACTATGCCAAGTTGGCGGGCGGGTATCCCGAATATTTACGCCTGCCGGTTAAATTGCAATCGCCGCTTATAATCAACGGTGTGACGCACCCCGCAGGGGCGCACCTCTCCACCAATGACGATGCGGCAATAAAGGAGTTGGGCTATAAGCCCGTGACCCGTTCCCCCATGCCCTCAAAGGAGGGCTTTTATTATACCGAGAGCTGGGAGGACAGCGGCGAAGCGATAGTCCAGAGCTGGACGGAGCATGAGGCGCAGGCCACCACGCAGGACTATATAGACGCGCTGGCAGAGCTGGGGGTGAACGTGAATGACGCGCAGTGAACTTATGGCGCTGGTAGCCGTGCGTAAAGCTGAAATCGAGGCGCACGAGACCGACCTTGTAGAGGTGCTGACGGCGGCGCGGGCTGGGCTTACCCCCACCCCTACACAGGGCGCACCGTGGGACGCTGAGACCCGCTACATAGCCGGAGACACAGTTGAGGGCTATGTCGCCCTCAAATACAGCCGCAACAAGCCCCCTGCCGCAAACCTCGGCACATATTGGACGGTGCAGACCGTGACCTATCCCGCGTGGGGCGACATCGAGGACGGCACGGTGATTGAGGTAAACACCATAGTGACCTACAACGGCAAAACGTGGCAATGCACCGAGCAGCACATCAAGTCCACCGTCTACAAGCCCAAGGCGGGCAGCTCCAAATGGAGCGAATACACGGATTAAGGAGCCGCACGGCTCTTTTTTCATAATTAAAAAAAACAAAAACAAAGAAAGGAAAAAATCAAAATGAAAAAACTCACTTGTATCCTCGCGGTAATGCTCATGCTGTGCCTTTGCACCATAGCCTACGCCGCAGACCCCGTAACTCTGGATATAACCGCGCTGGACTACCAGACCGGCAAGGCGGTATCCAAGACCTACGTCAACAACGAGCTATTCTTGCTCAAGGTTGACATAGGCATACCCCGTTTTTACGACCTGACCGACATGGAGCTTATAATCGAGTTGGACGGTGTAAAGCTGGACGAGAACAACTTGCAGCTTGCGGACGGCACTTACAACATTACTGGCATAGTCATAGACCAGCCCGCCGCCCTCCGCGTCACTATCAAGGACATGGCATACGACAACGCCACCACCGCCGAAGAACTCTACAACGCCATGCAGAAAAACAGGACTGTAAGTAAGACTTATTATTTTAACGCCGCACAGCCCGCCGAACAGCCCATTGCAAAAAATCCCGTGGTGATACCCAAGACCGGCGACATATCTATTATAGCCTATGCCATCCCCCTCTCCCTGATAGGCTTTGGCCTCTTTGTGGCAGGTAAACGCAGATGAGCAGAGTAACAGGCTTTATAGAATACCTCGAAAGCCATGTGGGGGATATGTACGTCTGGGGTGCGCAGGGGCAGCAGGTTGACAGCATGAGCGACCCCTACGCATGGATAGAACGGCGCGAAACCAGCGACACGAATTACAACCGCGCCGTGAAATTCATGGAGAAGGCCGAAAAACGGCCTCTCTACGCATTCGACTGTTCTGGCCTCATCGTACACTACATCAGCGACATAAAGCACTGGATGAAGGGCGACACCAACGCCCAGGGGCTTTACCGTATGTGCGGCGAAAACAGGGGCTACGCCGGGAAAACCCCCATGTGTGCGGGCGACCTCGTATTCAAGTACAGCGAAAGCAGCAAGAAAATGGTTCACGTCGGCGTATATGTCGGCGACGGCTACACCATAGAAGCAAAAGGCCGCGACGATGGCGTATGCAAGCGCAAGCTGTCCGATGGCAACTGGACGCACTGGGGGCGGCTTGCCCTGCTCCAGCAGGAGGAAGAAAAGGAGGAGGTAAAGGCGCGGAAGATCATAACCCTGACTACCCCCATGATGAGGGGCGACGATATCAAGGCATTGCAAACCGCCCTTAACGCTCTGGGCTATGACGCGGGGGACGCGGACGGCATAGCGGGCAAAAACACCATTGCGGCCATACGGCGGTTTGCGGGCGACTATGCAAACGCTGGGGAAACGGAACTGCCGGAGGTGTTACAGGCTACCGTATCCGTGGACGGCAAAATCTATGTAGGCACACTAAAAAAATAAGGAGGAGTACCCATGACCAAAGAATGGATATGGGCAATCGTAACGGGACTGAGCGGCATTTTGCTGGGCTGGATTGCCCACATAAAGACCGCAAGGAAAGACGCGGTTGATGCGGCTACACACGACACCGCCATTGATACCGCGCTCAAATCGGACGTGGACTACATCAAGCGCGGCGTGGACGATATCAAACTCGATATGCGGGCGCAGGCCAGCAAGGTCGAGGGCATAGACCGCCGCGTGACGCGGGTGGAGGAAAGCGCGAAAAGCGCCCACCACCGGCTGGACAGGCTTGAAGCACACAACAACTAAAGGAGGAAAAAATATGAAACTCTCAAATAAGGTATACGACATTCTCAAGGCAATCGCCCTGATCTGGCTCCCCGCCATAGGCACCCTCTATTTCGCCCTTGCGGGTATCTGGAACCTCCCCTATCCTGAGGAGATAGTCGGCACTATCACCGCCGTTGACACGTTCCTCGGCGCGGTACTGGGTATATCCTCGGCAAACTACAACAAACAGTAGCCCCCGGACGGGATTCCCTTTCAATTGCCCCCCTTAATTGGGGGGCGTACTTTTATAAAGGAGGTATAGGCTTTTGGAGAAGCGGGCCCCTTTGAAATGGATAAAGCATTGCTTAATTCCCGCTCCCGCACGGAATGGGAAGCACTCATACACGAATGGATACATAACGAAAAAGACCGCTGGTTGATAACCCGCCGCCTTTTAGACGGGGTGCCATACGACGCTCTGACGGGCGAGTACCAGCTTAAATTCGAAATACCCCTTGAATATGACCAGATACGAAGGCGGTGCAAGGCCGCCGAAAAACAACTGAAAACGCACTGTAAATAGCCGATAAATAGCCGATGGGAGCAATCCTGTCGGCTCTTTTTTTATGCCAAAATTCAGGTAGAAGGGAGCGTGAAACAGTGTATCCATACCAACCTTATTTTAACCAGCAAACCCAATATCAGCGAACCGAAGTAGTCAAAGTGAACGGTGAGGGCGGCGCAAAGGCATATCAAATGCCCCCTAATAGCTCCGTTCTTCTGTTGGACGAAACGGCCCCCATAGTGTGGCTTAAAACAACGGACGGGGCGGGATTCCCCTCTCTCTCGCCTTACAGCATAACCCCGTATAAACCCGCTCCGCCTGTCGATGTGAACGGCCTTGAACAGAGAATAGCCAGATTGGAGGAAATGATAAATGCCAAACCCGATACTACAAATGCTAAGCGGAGGAAATCCGAGGAAACTCAACCCACAAATGATAGCGCAGGCTAAACAGATGATGTCCGTTCCCGGACAAATGCAGAAGATAAAGCAGATGATAGGCAACGGCGACCCTAAACAGATGTTTTATGCGGCCTGCAAGCAATACGGGATAGACCCCGAAGACATTCTGTCACAGGTACGCGGTGAACTCTAACGCGCCTTGGGCTTAAATCGACCTGAATTGGGCAGCGGGCCCTTGTGCAATATCTGTTCGGGTGTCATGCCACGGTGATATCTATAACGCAAAGTTTCGTGGCTTAGCCCCAACTCTTCCGCCCAATCGGCCAGACATTTTGTCCGCCCTTGGTAGGTAACGAAAATGTTGCTGCGCTTATTGCGGCTTTGCTGATGCATAGTAGCCCAAACACAGTTTTCAGGCGAATACGGTCCGTTATTGTCAATGCGGTCAAGCGTCGCGCGGTTCGGACGACCTCCGGTCGAATCCACCCAATCGTAAAATGCCTGCGGCGAATTGCGCCAAGCATCGCAAACGGTTATCCCCCGCCCGCCATAGTCTTTGAAATTATATGACTCTGGATTGTGGCACCGAGAAACCATCGAACGCCATTCGAGGTAAAGCGGGTTCTTGCTTCCCCCGTGTGTACGGCGGGTTGCTACGAGCAAGGCTTGCTTGTAGCAGCCACACGATTTTGTCTTACCGGTATACACCTGATAAGGAAAAGCATAGACGGCATTACCGCAATCGCACTGACATTTAAAAACTGCTTGCTTATAACCGTCGGGCCTGACTACATCAATAATGGTTAACATATTGTACCGCTCCCCAATATGGGACTTGAGTTTGTCTAATGACATTACACCACCTCCATGGGAGGATTATAACACAATCGTGATAAAAATACAACCAAAAACCGGAGCGTACGGCCGGATTTTGAATAAAAGAAAGGAAAATAACAATTATGGATTCACCTTCTCTCTCTGATATCGCTGCCGTGACTGGCAACGAAAACCTTGGCGGTTCGGGGTTTTGGATATTTGCCTTAATCCTGATCTTTGCTATGATGGGCGGCGGCTTTGGCGGCTGGAACCGCCAGGGCGAATTTGGACAGTATGCCACCGCTGCGTCTCAGCAGGAAATTCTCTTCGGTCAGCAATTCGGCCAGATCAATGACCGCTTGACTAACATCGGCAACGGTATATGTGATTCCACCTTCGCGCTGAACAACGCTATCACCACCGAAGGCCGGAACCTGTCCAGCCAGCTCGCAAACTGCTGCTGTGAACAGAGGCTCGGTATAGCCAACCTCTCAGCGCAAACGAACCAGAACACCTGCGACATAACCACCGCTATCCACGCCGAGGCCGAGGCCACCCGCTCCCTGATACAGGCGAACGAAATGCAGGCTCTCAGGGACAAAGTGTCCAGCCTTGAGATGGATAACCGCATGTACGGAGTAGTCCGCTATCCCAACGGTTACACCTACAACGCGGGGAACTCCCCCTTCTGTGGTAATAATTGCGGCTGCTGCTGCTAATTCCGGCTATGCCGTGATATATCGGGGCGGCGTATGCTGCCCCTTGATTTTTGAAAGGAGCATAAAAAATGGCTTGTAAAAATGTATGCAAACTCTGTCCCAACCTTATAATCTCCCAGGCCGTTACCTTCACGGCGGGAACCGGGCTGATAATCAACCTCCCGGCAGGCAACTATAACGACAATCAGAAATACTGCATCGTGGTAGCTCAGTCTATCCCGGCGGCTACCACTATAACCGCGCCCGTGTTTGTCACCATAGGCGCCGGCACGGAACAGTATCCGCTGATAGATAGTTGCTGCGCCCAGGTCACAGCTTGCGCCATACGCACCCGCACCAGGTATGCTACCATCGTCAAGACCAACGCCACGGGCGGCAGCTTTAAACTGCTCAATAAAACTTGCGCACCAACCAACAGCCTTGCAAGCATTAATGGAGGCGCAGAGTAATGAGCTTTAAGGAGATCATACGCCTGATATCCGATAGGCACACCGATATGACGGAAGTGACCGATGCGCTCTCTGATATGATGCACACGGTAAAGGACCGCCTGCCGGAGGTGTACAGAGAAACAATATATTGCCTCGAAGAGATAGCATATCGGATAACTCCTGAAGAGGCGCGGCAGATAGTCAAAGGTATGCGCCCATACGGTCAAAAATGGGACTATGATACCATCAAGGCGTTTCTGGCGACGAAAGGCATAACGGCGGTATGCAAATACTATCTGTGCATGAATATGTACTACAACGATAGCCATGATACCGCCGAAATGGTAGGCAGGGGAGAAGACCCGGAGTTTTATTTCAGCCTTGCAAAAGATTTCATTAACGATATAGACGGTAAGGATTTCAAGGTTGAAAAATATTTTACTGCGTAACTGGCAACCTTCCGGCAACTTTCTGGCAACCTTTTATTCCAAGCCCTAAAACGAGCGCAAACGGAAAATATAGATAAACAGCCGCTTTTTACGGACGAGAAACTGCAAGGAACTGAATAAAAAACGGGTAGCCGCCGGATACCAAACATCAAAAACGCCTGTGTTGCACGGGCGTTTTTCTTAGGTATTTAGGGCTTTTTTGATTGCTTGTGCTCATTTTGTGCTTTCGCTCTGGCAACTTTCCGGCAACCTTTTTTTGAAAGCG